GATCTGAGTAGCGCGACTGACAAACAGATCGACGCTATCAAAAGGAAAGCAAAACGCGACGGCGTCACTTTTGAGGAAGCTGCCAAACGGCTGCTTCTCCAACTTGCCGACCGCGAAGAACGCAAGGGCACGACAGGCCCTATTGCGCGCCTGTTCCGTTTCCCATCCGTTCACTGAGAGTAACTGCGCAGTTACTCGGGCAGACCACCATGAACACACCTACAAAAACCATCGGCATCAACGGCCGCAAGTACGCCACCCTTGCGCCCGCCCAGCTCGCCAAGACAACGTGCGAACGCTTCAAGCCGCATCCCGCCGCACCCGTCTGCAACGCAGGCATGCCGAATGCCCCTCGGGGCTTCGCATGGCCTCACCTGGCTACGCCGCCGAGGGGATGACATGTCCACGGATCGGGAAATCGTTGAACTGATCGACAAACGCCGCGAGCTGGCCGCCAAGGTGGCTGGCGTGGACGTCGAGATCTGCATGGCACTCGGAGATCGTGATGGCGCACGCCGCGCGATGGAAGAACAGAAGGCGCAAACCCTCGCACGCCAAGGCGCCAAGTTCGCGGCCTGGGAGGCGTGTCACTGATGCGCGACTACGGCAAGGTCTACGCCACGTTCTGGTCCAGCCAGACGACTCACACGCTTTCCGACGACGGCAAGCTGCTGGCGCTTTACCTGATGACCTGTTCGCACTCAACCATTGCAGGCGTTTTTCGCCTGCCTGATGGCTACGTTGCGGAGGACATCGGCTGGGACCAATCAAGGGTTCAGAAAGGGTTTGCAGAACTGTTGGCGAAGGGTTTCGCCAACCGTTGTGAAACCACGAAATGGGTATGGGTTGTGAAGCACCTGGAGTGGAACAAGCCGGAGAACCCCAATCAACGCAAGTCGGCCGCGAAGATCGCCCATTCCATTCCAGACGAATGCGCCTGGAAGCCAGCATTCATGAGGGCTTGCGCCGAATCTCTCGGCATTGAGTTACCAGCGACTGCGAACGGTTCAACAACGGTTGCGGAACCGTTGCTTAACCAGGAACAGAAACAGGAACAGGAAATAGAACCTAACGGTTCTGTCGGCAGCGCCGACCGCCTGCCACGCTGCGACACGCAGTCCGTGGTGGACCTGTACCACGAGGTTCTGCCCGAACTGCCCGCCGTGAGGCTGATGAACGACCAGCGTCGCAAGGCCGTGTCCTCGCTCTGGAAATTCGTCTTGACGTCGAGGCGTGGGGATGGCGAGCGCCGGGCGACGACTGCGCCGGAGGCGATGGACTGGATCCGTGGCTACTTCACCCGAGCCCGTGACAACGACTTCCTCATGGGCCGCGGCTACAAGGCGCCCGGGCATGAAGGCTGGCAGTGCGACTTTGACTTCCTGCTGTCGGAGAAGGGCAAGAAACACGTAATCGAGAAAACCCAGGTGACCGCATGAACCACAACGATCTCCCTGTCGAGGAATTCAGCTACTCGCACGAAGCCGAATGCTCCGTGATCGGCGCTGTACTGTCCGTTGGCCCCGATGCCTACGACGCCGCCAATCTGACGGCCCCCATGTTTTTCCAGCCGCTGCACCAGACGCTGTGGACGGAGCTGGAGAAGCTGGTACTGGCTGGCAAGCATGTCGATGTGGTGGCGCTCATGGAGTCCATGCGCGGCGCAGACGTCGATTGGAACTACGTGCAGAACCTGACTGGCTCCTACGTGTCGGTCCGCGCTGCGCGAGGGCATGCGCAGGTCATCCGCGACTATGCAAAGGCACGGGGCCTGAAGGCCGCTGCCCGCGCCGTGGTGGAGGTTGCAGCGGACGAGAGCCTCTCCATCGAGCAGCGGGTGTCCCAGTCGGTGACCAAACTGGAGGCCGTCATCGAGGAGCGGACTGAAAAGGACGTGCTGCCGGTGGCGGACTTCGTGGCGGACTTCCTGGATCGCCTGCAAGCCATGGCTGACGGGGACCTCACGCCTAGCCGGCCCACCCACATCCCTACGTTGGACGGACTGCTGTCCGGCGGTTTTCGCGACGAACAATTGGTGATCGTCGCTGCCCGTCCATCGGTAGGCAAGTCGTCGTTCGCGCAACAGTTGGCATTGAGCCTGGCGCGCGACGGCATCCCGGCCGCATTCTTCGGCATGGAAATGACCAGCCGTGAACTGACAAACCGCACGGTGGCGAACGTGGGCCGAGCACCCCTGAGCGGTCTGAAGACGGGGAAGATGGACGAGGACGAGTGGTCCCGCGTGACCGAGGGTGTCGAGGCCCTGCGCAACCTGCCTCTCTACCTGTACGACCAGCCCGCTATGACGCTTGCTGAGGTTGCATCCAAGGCGAGGAAGGCCGTGCGCAGGCATGGTGTGAAGGCCCTGGTGGTGGACTATCTGCAGCTCATGAAGGGTTCCGGATTCCGTGCTGAACGGCGCGTGGAGCTGGAGGAGATCACGCGCGGAATGAAGCAACTGGCGAAGCAGTTGGGCATCACCGTATTCCTGCTGTCGCAGCTCAACCGCGAGGTGGAGAAGCGCGCCAATCCCCGCCCGGTCATGTCCGACCTCAAGGAATGCGGAGCCATCGAAGAAGACGCCGACGTGATCCTGGGCCTGTGGACGCATCGCAAGGGCGACGAAGGTCAGGGCGACATCAAGGGCTGTGTCGTGCTCAAGAACCGCGACGGCCAGACCGGCGAAGTGGCCCTCCATTTCTCCGGAGCCTACCAGCGGTGGGGTGAGTCCACCGAGTCACTGGCCCCGCCGATCAAGAGCGCGCCGGCGAAGGGCAGCAAGTACGCGGAGGACTTCTGATGTCGGGCATGAACCGCATTCGTTTCAGCAAGGCCGCCATCCTCGCCCGCGTGCAGGAAGGCCCCGTAAAGCTGCTTGAGCTTGCCCATGGCTCTAAGAATCACAACGTGCGCATGCGCCTGATGCGTCACATCGACGCATTGGTAGAGGAAGGCTCCATCAAGAAGCTCTGGATGCAGGGCTTCCCTCACTATGTCACCGCGGACTACGAGTCCACGGAAGACGGCCAAGTGGGTGCGCTGCTGGGCAACTGCAGGCCTGTCGATGGCTGCATGGTCTGGGCTGGTCACATTGACCCGCAGCGCGGCCCCATCGGTCGCCTGGAGGGCGGCAAGCCTGTTTCCGTGCGCAGGTACATCTGGGGCGTCAAGCGATTCACTCTGGGCCTGAACGAAGTGATCCGCATGCACGAGGAGTGCGAGGATGGCTGCTGCGAGTACGCGCACATGCATGTGGAGCCGCGCAACGCGCAAGCAAAAGGCCGTCCTCTGATGCCGGCTCACCACAACGCCATGGCCACCGCGCTGCGCAAGCGGCTCGGAAAGCTGGACTGGGACAAGGTGCGCGCAATCCGTGCGAGCGACGAGCCGAACAAGGTGCTGGCCGCGCGCTACGACGTGTCTTCATCGCTGATCGGCCAAGTCCGGCGGCATGAGATTTGGGTGGAGCAAGGCGGCCTGTTCACTGGACTGCTCAAGGAGGCGGCTTGACATGCGCGACCTGCACCCACTGGAGCCCGAAGAAGGCCGGAGCGATGGCAAAGCACCGGCTGGCCCCGTGCGCCCTGGGCAAGCCCTGGACGTACTACGGACCGGAGCACCAGTGCCCCAAGCACAAACCGGCTGCCGAGGATGTGACCGCTGCCCGAATCGTGTGGCTGCGGCGATCAAGCAAGTAACGACGAAAGGATGGGGACTATGAAAGCAGTTCTGTGGGTTGTCGAAGTGAGAGACCACGCAGGCCACGAATGGCGGCCTTCGTCCGGCTCCAGCGCCAAAACGCGAGTCCAGGCAAGAGCGCGGCAAGACGACTTGCGGCGCATGTGGCGCTTCACCCGCATCGTCCGCTACGTGAGGGAAGAAACATGAGTGGGGCCGAATACACAGGCGGTAGCGTGACCTATTACCAAGTCAGCATTGCCAACCCCACTACCCCGCGGGCTCCCTACATCGCGGAGTGCAACGACATCATCGAAGCACTCGACATGAACTATGCCGAGGGCAACGCCTTCAAGGCCATCTGGCGCCGGGCAGCTGCGCGGACACTGGGCAAGGCCAAGAAGGGCTACACGGATGGCCTATACGACGCCGAGAAGGTCGAGTTCTTCGGCCACAGGCTGGTCCTGCAAGAAACGGCTGCACAACTCCGCGACCTTGATGACCAGTGCAGCGCCGGGAAGGGGGAGAAGTAATGCGTGCGATGCTGCTCAAGACTCCCCAGGGCCTGCGCGGCGCCACGCCAGCCGACCACGAGGCATGGTCCAAGTTCCGCCGCCGCCTCGAAACCATGAAGCCCGGCAAGTGGCTGCGCATCGAGGCCACCAGCCCGCGCAACGGGGCGCACCATCGCAAGATGTTCGCGTTGCTGCAGTTGGTAGCCGAGAACAGCGAGACCTACAACACCGTCGAAAAAGCTCTGGTGGCCGTGAAGCTGGTTGTCGGGCACTTCGAGCCCGCAGTTCACCCGCAGACGGGCGAACTGATCCAGGTGCCGAAGTCCATCAGCTACGAGTCGATGGATCAGGATGCCTTTGAAGCGTTCTACTCTGCCGCTTTGGATGGCGTGCTGCAGCACATCCTCCCGACGATGGACCGGGAGACTGCGGACCATCTGATGGAAGTGATCTGCGAGGGATGGATGTGAGCAAACTTTCGCAACTCAAATCCAAAGTGGGCTACCAGAATCATGTGCCCCGCTGCTCGACCTGCAAGCACTTCAAGCAAAAAAGCGAACGGCGCGGACTTGGCGCGGTGTTTTGGGTCAAGCACTGTGATATGCACGGGTTTGTCGTGAAGACGCATGCCTGCTGTGATTCGTGGGAGTCGCCAGCCGGGGAGGTTGTCGCATGACGTGGTGGCAGTTCTTCTTTCTGTTCGCGGCGATCTACCTGGCGCCGCGAACGAGCGATTGGGCGGCGCTCAGCATAGCGTTCGTGATGACAGTGATGGGGCTTTTCGCGTTATGGAAGGGGGATTGATGGCCTTCCGTCGCACCCGCTGCGCCCACTGCAAGGCGAAGTTCCAGCCCGAGCGCCCCAGCCAGATCGTGCACGTCGAATGCGTTGAGGCATGGACTGAGGCCCAGGCCGCCAAGCGCGAGAGAGCCGAGGCCAAGGCCGCCCGAGCTGCTGCGAAGGTGGAGAGGGCAGAGACACGCCGGCGCAAAGAAGCGATCAAGACGATCCCCGACTACATCAAGGAGGCCCAAGTTGCATTCAACGCCTACATCCGCGCCCGCGACGCGCACCAGCCATGCATTTGTTGTGGACGGCCACTTGGTGATGGTGACGTTGGAGGCGCCTTTGACTGTGGGCATTACCGCTCAACCGGGAGCGCTGCACATCTGCGTTTCGACGAACGCAACGCGCACGCCCAACGCAAGGCCTGCAATCGTTGGGGTGCAGGAAGGGCGGTGGACTACCGCATCGGCCTTGTGGCCCGCATTGGGCTGGAGGCTGTGGAGGCGCTGGAATCGGACAACACCCCCCGCAAGTGGACGCGAGAAGAGCTAATCGCCATCCGCGACACCTATAAGGCCAAGCTCAAGGAGATGAAGGGATGCTGACCCGCGAAGAACAGGATTCGATCATGCAAAAGGTCAAGGCCTTCGTCCGGCTGCATCTCATGACAAAGCGCAGGCTGGAGCACTCCGAGATCAGCCCGCGCCAGGCCAAAGAGCGGCTGGGGCAGGGCGAAGACGACCTCCGGGATTTTCTGAAAGAAGTGGGCTGAGGCCGAAAGGGAGAACATGCTGAACGATGACCGCCGCACCATTGACGAGGCCTACACCACGGCCATGAGTTCCACCGACCTCCGCTGTGATACGCGCGATGGCGCGCCACGTGGGGATGCTGACGTGCTGATCGCGGCGGGATGGAGCAAGTCCCGCCTGGGCGGCGCGCTGCTACGCCTACACACAGAATGGGATGGAGCCGAACACGCGCGGGTGGCTAGGGCCGCGGACTTCCAGCAGGACGCGCAGGCACGAGGCCCGGGCCAGCATGAACCACAGACGCCAGCCCAGGTGAAGGCCGCGGCGGAGCAACTGGCGCGCCGTGCCAACGAGCAGCAGGCCAAGCTGCTGATGGCCCACCTCAAGACCCTGCCCGCCGTCCGCGAGCAGCTGGCGCTGGAGTTGGTTAAGTGGGAGGTGGAGGATGCCGAGGCAGTGGCTTTCGCGGTGCTCCGCTGGTGGCTGTCGCCTACCTGCCATGCTTGTCATGGGCGCAAGTTCGAGGTGATACCCGACACCGGGCGGCTCTCCAGCAAGCAATGCAAGCCTTGCGGCGCGACGGGGAAAACTCGTATCCCGCACGGCGAAGCAGGGCGGAAGTTGGCGAACTACATGGACGATTGCGTGCAGATTGCACGCGCGTCTATTTCGAGGCGACTGCGGGCAGAAGGGTCCAGCCCTTCCAGCTCTTGGCGCGTCCGCCCTTGATGTTGAGGATGCCAGCTGTAGCGTTGCACCACTCGCCGCCTGTCCCACGCTTTCCTCCGGTGCGTTTCCATTGCACATCGGCGAGGGCAAACAGAGCCACGTTCCCCCGCACGAATTCATAAAGATTGCGGATCTGATGTCGCTCGCCATTTGGCGCCACTAGTACCCAATCCACCGCGTGTATGTTGGCTGTGCCACGCCCTGCGTTGGGGGTCGTCATTGCCGCTGCCGTGGCGGCAGGCTGAGTCCGCGCTGACTGAGCCCTGCGCTCTGGCCTGCGATTGATCTCAGCAACATCTGGGCGGATCCACCGCGGCGAACTCATCGGCTTGCCATACTGGGTGCGGCGCTTAGCCACGGTGTGAACCGAAGCGCCAACTTGCAGCGCCAGGACTGTATTGGATTTATCCCAATCCAGGGCAGCCCAATCAGTCAGCTTGCGCATCGAGAGCCGCCTGCGCCTTGCTCTGGTCGAGCATGGACACCGCCCCGGCGCGCATCATCACCAGGTTGCCCGTGGCCTTGTTACGCGCCAGGGCGCCAATCTCATCGCCGCGCTGGACGGTGCCCAGCATGTCCCAGCCCGGCAGCGCTGCGTGCTGGTAGAGCCGCCAGGGGCCGCCCGGCGTGACCGTAAGCCGCACCCTGTTGCTCACCACACGCTCTCCCGGGTGTCCACGTCGTAGTAGTCGCCATCGATCCAGGCCACTTCGAGAAAGCCCTCGATATCGCCGCGCTCCAGCAGGGCCACCTTGTCGTTGATGGTAGCGTCGGCGGTGATGTACTCGGGCTCGACGCCGGCCAGTTTCGCCGCGGCAAGGCTGTGGTGGCCATCGAGCACCACGCGCACGACAGCGTCTGCAACCTCGAAAACAGGGGAAACCAGAACCTCGAAATCACGGGCGGCCAGCTTGGCGGCGACGATCTCGTCGTCAATATGGTGCTGGCTGGTGATGGTTTGCATGTTGTTCTCTTTGCCCCTCATCCCGGGAGGCGCCGGTGGCAATCAATCTCGATCACCATGAATGCAATTATGTTTTGTTAGGGCTCTAACGTCAAGTGTTTTTTGCTGCCCGATTCATTTTCTTTTGCGCATCAAGCAGGGCGGCGCTGATAACGCCAGTCTCCGTTGGGCCGTACCCCGCCGCGAGTAATTCAGCCAGTGCCTGGGCTGCGTCGGGCTGGAGCATGCCGCGAGGGATTGCGCGCCCGCCAGCAGCCTTAAGACGTTCGCGAGACGCGGCCACTCGGGCAGATAGTGATGTTGCCATTGACGGATGGTAGCGCGCTAACGGAAAGGCTTGCAACTTCTTCTGTTTCTGTGATAATGCATCCGTCGATTGCACTGCCTGCTGAGGCAGTCGCCCGCGAATCTCTGTTGAATGTCACCACGCAACAGCCTGGCAACGCCTGTAGCGACGTGGGAAGACCTAGATAGGAGAACTCGCCCTGAATTTTTGAAGCCCGCACGGTTTGCCCTGCGGGCTTTTTCATTTCCGCCGCGTGCCCGAGAGGCCGAAGGGTGACTAGAGCAAAAGGTCTGCGCGGCGCCTAGAGCCAATGCGCTTGACTTCCTGGGTTCGAATCCCAGCGCGGCAACCATTCCGCCACCACCAGGGCGCATCCACCACGCCTCAAACCGCCAGGGACGCCATGCCCTCGGTGGTGGCAACCTATTGGAGATCGCGATGACGCAGAAGGTGATGCGGTTCAACCCCTACACAGGCCAGCCGCGTGATCCTCGGGACATCGCGAGCGACCCAGAGGGTTTGCTGATGGTGGCGCCTGGAAAAACAGACATGCTTGCAGCCGTAGTGCACGGCTGCGCCGTTGTCCCCAATGCAGACAAGGACCAGGCCACGCGCCAGAAGGTGGAGATCCTCTTCAACGGCGTGCGCCGTCTGGTCTTCGTGAACGGGCGCCAAGTGCGGCAGGTTCTGAGCATCGAGACGCCGCGCTCCGTGGACGAGATGGCCGGGATTGTCGAGCTCAAGTTCATCGCTTCCGAGATCGTGGAGCGGGAGATCAGCCGAGAGCAGTTCGATGCGCTCATGAAGAGCTGAACATGGGCCAGCGCCCCATCTTCACTCCAGTAGCCAGCACTGGCCCACGCCCGAGAGGTTTGAAGGCGTGGACTCTCCTGCCCTGAGCTGTCGGGGTCAAGACTGGCGCACAGAGAACGGCCCGCCTCTCCCATGTGGGAGTCCGAAGAGGCGCTTAACTCAACCAAGGAATACCATGAGCACCTTTGCAAAGCGGCATGAGCTGACCGCTGGTATAGCTGTGGCGGCAGTGTTCGGTGGCTTCGCAGCAATCATCCTGACGCTGGTGTGGGGAGCCTTCTGGTCGGGCCTTGCCGCATCGGTGCTGTGGGGTTGGTTTGCGGTCCCCATCTTCGGCCTGCCCGCCATCGGTGTAGCGCAGGCCTACGGCATTGCTCTGGTACTGCAGAGCTTCCGGGGCATGATGCCGCCCGAAGATGCCAAGACGGGCAGATCGGTCGGTGAGGCATTTGTGCGCGGCATCACACTGCCGCCGCTGACGTGCGGCGTGTTCCTGTTGTGTGGTTGGGTGGCAAAGGCCTGGGCATGACCATCAAGCAAGACCTCACGCGCGAAGCCGAACAACTCGGCCGCACTGTGCGCCGGGCGCTGTCCGACTTCGCCAAGGAGACGGGTATGCAGGCGCACATGGACATTGAGTGGATCGCCGGCCAGTATTCCGGCGAATCGACCACGACAAACATGGTTGCTCGGGTCGTCGTGAACGTTGCAGGGCTGTCAGTCGAGGCGTGACCATGGCATCCATCAGAAGCATCCGGAAGATGCATCAGGCACAAATGGCATGCGCCATTGAGGCGCGCAAGTTCAATGCCATGGTTCGTGGGCTGGCGATGGGCGTTGTCGAGCGGGCTATCGAGCGAGCCCAAGAGCGGGTTGTGAGGGCCATCACCAGGTCGTATGTTGAATTCGCAGGGCTCCTGAATGGAGTCGAGAGCGCTCCAGACGGGAACTTGAGCGGGCCAATCTTCGGCGATGGCTCAGGGGTGGCGCTGCTGGAGATCAGCGAACAGTGGGGCTCAACAGGTTGGGGTCGAAGGGGCGATTGATGAGGCTATTCTTGCGCCGCCTTGTTCAGGTTGTGCAGGTAGTACGAGAACTCGCCTCTGGCGTTAATCAGCGCGCCAACCCAGTTTGACGTCTTTGGGTTGGAGTTGGTTTTGGGCTTGAGGGCAATAGATGCCCGCCGGATCGCTTGGTCATAAAAGCAGCTTTCGGCCCTGGACATGGTGTTCCATCGCTTTACTGAATCGGCGGCTTCGGCCTTGATTTCCTGTTTCAGGCTTGTGTAGAGGGCCCGTGCCCGTTCAAGGCCGTCCGGGGTTAGCTGCGCCCCATCTTTGATTGCGTCAAGGACCTGTACGCATCTGCCCTCGTATCCGAGCATCTTTGCCCTGATAGCACGCAGTTCTTCAATGTCGAATTCTTCGGTCATCAAATCAGTGTAAGGGGTCTGCCATGGCACAACCGGCGGCGAAGGCCAAGCCGGCAGCCCGCCGTGGCAGGCCAAGCAAATTTCGAGACGAGTTCCCCGAGCAGGCGCGCAAGCTGTGCCTGTTGGGGTTCTCTGATGAGAAGATCGCGGCCTTTTTCGGGGTTAGTCTCTGGGAATTGGCATATTGGGCGTGGTGGAGTGAAGAGTTCTTCGTCGCTATTACGCCTGCCGATGAAGACCGGCGCCAGTGGGAGCGAAAGTGCGCGCGGCGGCGGGATTTGAGATCTGCAGCAAAGCGTAGCCGAATGGCTACGAGTAAGCACGAGCGCCTTGCGAACACCATTCGGGCCAGAATGTGGGCCGCCTTGAAGGGTAAGACTGGTGGGTTATCGCTTCGGCGTCTCGGCTACTCCGTGGAGGCGCTCCGAGCGCATTTGCAAGCCCGGTTTCTACCGGGAATGTCATGGCAGAACTACGGCCGGTGGCACGTTGATCACATTCGGCCTTGCGCATCGTTTGACCTGACTGATCCGGGTGAGTTCGCCGAGTGTTGGGCGCTATCCAACTTGCAGCCCCTTTGGGCGCTAGACAACATTCGCAAGGGGGCGACGTATGCCGGCGCCTAAAGGAAACAAGAATGCCGCCGGGAACAAGGGCGGCGGCCGTCCGTCGAAGTTCCTTCCGGAATACGCGGAATGGGCAGAGAAGTTCGCGAAACTGGGGGCAAAGGACGCAGACCTAGCGGAAGCTCTCGGCGTATCAGAGCGAACGATCAATCAATGGAAGATTGACCACGTTGAGTTTTCTGCGTCCCTTAAACGCGGCAAGCAGTACGCTGATGCCGTGATTGCGGATAGCTTGTTCCAGCGGGCCAAGGGATACAGCCACAAGGCCGTGAAGATCATGGTGGTGGACAAGGTAGTGGTGCATGAGGAATATACCGAGCACTACCCGCCTGACCCGACAAGCATGATCTTCTGGTTGAAGAACCGTAGGCCCGATTTGTGGCGAGACAAGCCAGACCCGGACAGCAGCGATGCGCCGGTCCTGCCTGTCAAGGTCGTGGTGCAGGTGGAAGATGCAGCTAAGCCCGAAGCTGAATAAACCGCAAGCGCGTTTTCTTGCCCTGCCGCACAAGTACCGCGCCTTCGTTGCTGGTTTTGGAAGCGGTAAGACTTGGGTGGGGAGTTCTGCCCTGTGCCGGCACGTCTGGGAATGGCCCAAGGTCACCAGCGGATACTTCGCGCCGACCTACGGCCAAATCCGCGACATCTTCTATCCGACCATTGAAGAGGTCGCAGAGCACTGGGGGCTGACGACAGACATCCATGAGTCGAACAAGGAGGTGCACCTCTACGGCTCCGGGCAATACAGGGGAACCATCCTCTGCCGCTCGATGGAAAAGCCCGGCGACATCGTGGGCTTCAAGATCGGCAAGGCGCTGATTGATGAGTTGGACGTGATGAAGGCGCAGAAGGCGGCGACAGCCTGGCGCAAGATCATCGCTCGCATGCGCTTCAAGGTCGATGGGTTGGCGAATGGCATAGACGTAACGACAACGCCTGAGGGCTTCAAGTTCGTCTATCAGCAGTTCGTGAAGGAGCTGAGGGATAAGCCTGCACTCTCTGCCTTGTACGGCATGGTGCAAGCCAGCACCTATGAGAACGCCAAGAACTTGCCGGATGACTACATCCCCAGCTTGTTGGCGAGCTATCCACCGCAACTGATCTCCGCGTACCTGCGCGGCCAGTTCGTGAACTTGGCGAGCGGGAACGTGTACCCGGACTTCGACCGGCGCTTGAACCACACCCAGGAGACGATCCGGGAGAAGGAGGCGGTGCACATCGGCCTCGACTTCAACGTGCTGAACATGACGGCCGAGGTCAACGTGATGCGCGATGGATTGCCTCTCACGCTTGCCGAGCACTGCAAAGTGCGGGACACGCCCGCTATGGCAAAGCTGCTGCGAGAGACGTACCTTGACAATGGCCACCCGGTGGTCGTCTACCCCGACGCCAGCGGCGGCAACACGAGCAGCAAAGACGCGAGCGAGTCGGACCTGAGCATCCTCAAGAGTGCAGGGTTGCAGATCGTCGTGAACCCTGCGAACCCGGCCGTGAAAGACCGGGTGAACGCAGTCAACGCCATGATCCTTAACGCTGAGGGTGAGCGGCGCTGGAAGATCAACACGGATGCCTGCCCGGTGCTGACCGAAGCACTGGAGCAGCAGGCATGGGCGCCAAGCGGAGAGCCCGACAAGACAACTGGGCACGACCATCCGCCCGATGCACAGGGCTACTTCCTCGTGAAGCGGTTCCCTATCGTGAAGCGTATCGCCACTGTCCAACCCCTTCGCATGTAGCCAATGACAGCAGTAAACGAGCAATCCACCGCGGTAAAGGAGATGGCGGCCAACTGGCCCATCATCGATGCGCTGATGGGTGGAACTGCGGCCATGCGCAGGGCGGGTAGATCGTTCTTGCCCCAGTGGCCGAACGAAGAGGATGCGAGCTACAACCAGCGCTTGGCGACGGCAACGCTATTCCCTGCGTTCTCTCGCACCGTGGGCGTGATGGCTGGCAAGCCTTTCAGCAAGCAGGTCACGCTGGGCGAGAACACGCCCGAGCGGATCGTTGAACTGTGCCAGGACATTGACGGCGAAGGCCGGAGCCTTCACGTCTTCGCGGCCGACCTGATGCAGGAGGCCGTGTCGTTCGGCTTCGGCGGCATTCTGGTGGACTTCACCCGTACCGAGGGGCAGGCCCGCACGCAGGCGGACGAGAAGGCCATGGGCGCTCGCCCGTACTGGGTGCACATCAAGCACGGGCAGATTCTGGGCTGGCGCACAGGCAAGGTGGCAGGCGTCACCGCATTGACGCAATTGCGGCTTGCTGAAACGGCCGAGGTTGACGACGGCGAGTTCGGCACCAAGGCCGTGAACCGCGTCCGTGTGCTGACGCCCGGAGCATGGGAACTGTACGAAGAAACGACGGGCGGTTACCAGCGGATCGACGGTGGGACAACCACGCTGCAGGTGATCCCGTTCGTCCCGGTCTACGGCCGGCGCGCA